TTTGAAGCGACTTCGCCCGTGCGTCATGCGGCAGGTAATGCTTGCCGTAAGTGTAACCTTTGTTAACGACTACCTCCGCGATAGCGCGGATGTCTGCACCCGAGACTGCGTAGAAGTCGATAACGCGCACCTCGCCGCCCACGACCTGATACCACCATATCGCGGTGTCGTCGCGGTAGCCCAAGTCCCATGCGGTGTGTACCGGATACCCCGGCTCAAAGACTACACGCTCGTTAATACGCGGCTCTGCCAGTCGCATCTCTGTGCCAAAAAACGCACCGATAATGGCTGCTTCGAAACTGCACTCGTACTCTTGGAGGTACTGGTCGTCGGACAACTGCGCCTTTGCCGCGTTGAGTTCACTCTGGGGCAGCAAGCCCGAGTCGCTGGCAGGCAGGCGCAGGACAAACCACTCGTCTGGGATGCGCCGTGCTGTCTCGTAGATGTCCCAGAACTGGTTCTTGCCCTTTGGCGTACCGGCGAACACAGCCCAGCCTTGTTTATCGGAGAGCGCAGGGCGTATCACATTGCCAAATACCGAGGGCTTGAAGTCGCCGTACTCGTCCATGTACACGCCGCTGAACCCGAGGCCGCGCATTGCGTCTGCGTTGTCTGCGCCGAATAGGCTAACCTTTGTGTTGTTAACGAGCGTGATGGTCATCATCTGCTCGTTGGTGTCGCTGATGAGCGGCTGGGCGTAGTGCTTGAAATAGTCCCACGCAATGCGTCTGGCTTGGTTCTGGTATGGGGCGACATACCCGAAGAGGCCGTTTGGCCCCTTGTACATGAAGGCTGCGCGGATGATGTCGTTAACCGCTGCGACAGTCTTGCCAGCACGCCGATGCGCGACGAGGCAGGCCCACCGCTTTGTGCGGTCGTGGAAAGGCATGAAAGCCCGTCTAGGGCGGTACGGGAGTTCTACCCGCTGCTTCACTCGGGCTTTCCCCAAGTTGCCTCAATCTCAATCTTGCTGCCGTCTGGGCCGCTGTGTTCGTGCCGTGCGAGTTTTGGCACATGGTATTCGAGTAGGTCGCTGAAACACTTAAACGCCGTTTCTGCGCCCTTCTCTTGGTGTATCTCGTCTAGCCACCCTTGGAGGCGGTCTGCGTTGCCGTCCACAAACGCTGCAATGGCTTCTCTGGCGGCCTGCGTGGACTTATTGGGCAAACCCTTTGGTCTACCCGGCCCGCCTTTCTGCCCCTTTTTAAAAGCACCTGCGTTCATTTTCGAATAATGATTTCGTTAAGCGGAACATCGTAACTTGGGAATGTTGCTCGGCGTTCTTGCGGCGTCATGTTCATGCGCTTTTCAACCGCACGGGCTTCGGCTTCACCAAGTATGCGTTCATACAATTCGTAGTTTGACTTTTCTTCTAATGTTTTTCGCAAATCATCTAATTTGCTTGTTGCGATTGCGCTTTCTTGCGTTTCTCTAAATACCTTGTCTGCTTTTCGCAAAGCCTTTTTTGTTTCGGCTGGAGACATTGCGTCTGCCGCATCACGCATATCAGGCCTGTCTGCCTCAATCATGCGTTGCATACGACGCACCGCACCTCTAATCCAAAAGTCACGGTTTGCTCCCGCCTTTGCAGGCATTTGCCACCCATAACCTTCGTCTGCCATTTGTTGCGAAACTTGCGAGCCATACTTATACCAATCTGACAACCTTGTGAGGTCGCGTGGTTTTGGATTGTCTTTAATTTGCAGCCTTTCCAACAACTGCGCGTAATTTGCCCGCGACGCTTCTTTGCTTGCCACGCTTGCCCATGCGCGTTTGTATGAATCGTTTGCGTAAGGAGCATATCGCCGTTGCATATCTTCTTGCAAAATGCGGCGAGCAAGGTCAGGATTACCACCGCCTGAAAATCCTTCTTGATGTTGAATTGCGTGTTGCAATTCGTGCAACATTGTTTCATTTGCGTCTTTCGGCTTGCCCTTTACATAAGGGGACAAACTGACCGATTTACTTTCTCGGTTGTACGCGCCCATTGCGTCGCCTAAAGGTTGGTTGCGCCGAACAATTGTGCGCTGCCCAATTTCAGGATATGCCTCATACAAACCGCCCGGATGCTCAAACGCAAGGCGAGCGCGAGCGCCCAAATACCCAGATTTGCCAAATTCCAGCCCGAAATTGCCTTTAATGTCCTCTTGCAACGGCTTTTTGGTTGCTGCTAACTCCCGAACACTTCGGTTAAATTCACGCGGAAACAAATCGGGCTGCGTTTTTGCGCCTGTCTTTAGTTCGCGCACCCGCTGATTGATTGCTGCAATTTCAGCCTTTTTTTCTTGAATTGCAGTCTCGTAATCTGGTTCTTCACGCAATTTCGCGCCAATATCGCTAATTTCTTGGCGCAATCTGTTGTCAGGCGCTCGGAATGTGCCTGTTTCGCGCCAAATTGTTTCTGGGTCTATTCCAGATGCTTCCATTTCCTCGGCGCGTTTCGCGGCAGCAGCGTCCCATGTTTTTGCTGATTCACCGATAAAAATGTCGCGCCGCATTGTGCCGCCTTTTTGCAACGCGGCGGCTATCCGTAGCGGGTTAACAAACTCACCCGCGAATTGACCCATTGACCGAGGGCTTTCAAACGCCTCTACAATTGGGTCAACAACAACCGCTTTAGCCGTCTGTACGGGCTGCGTGACCAGAGCCTTACCCAATGCACCAACCCCCTGCGCCGTAGCGTCTAGACGCGGTGTAGGGGCGCGTGCGGCGGCGGCTTGGGCGTACTCTGCCGTCGTCATGCGCCCGATGTTGGGGTCGCTCGTAAATGCTTCGTAGGCGAGTCCACCGACATCCCGTGCGCGGTCTGCGAGGGTATCGACTACTCCGCCACCGAAGTCAGCGGCACGGTCGCGCATCTGCTGGAGGTATTGCAGCGCAGCAGCAACCCGTGACGGTTCCGCTTTCTTCGCCATTATTCGAGGTTTTCGAGTTTGTACTTAAGGCTCGTCACCGCATCGACCACGGCATCGAACAGGTTAACAAGGTCGCTGTCCTTCGGGAGTGAGCCTTTGATTTCGTCGAGGAAGGTCAGCAGCCCCTTCACATACGCCTTCGGGTTGCTGTTCTTGTGGAACTCGACATCGTAGCCCGTGATGATTGAATACCTACCCTGATAGGCTTCTGCGTATTTATCCACAAGACCGGGAATGGCCTCGTAGTATTCCGCAAGCGCCATGTGCTGCGCGAAAGACTTTGTTGCAAGGTGCTGAAGGTGCGTAATGGTTGCGCTGTGGAACATGGTTCCAACAAAAAGCGCAGCGGTTTTTTCGTGAGCAGCCATGACTCTCCCCTATGGTACGATGATGCTAGACCCCTACAGGGAAGGATGCAAGCATGACTACTATCTCCGAAGCCTACCGCGCACAGCAGGTCGAACTGCACACAAATCCTAATTACGGGGTGGCCTCACTAGCCTTCGCGCCCCTTGTCGCTAAATTGGCTGTGGATAACTCTATCCGGTCAATTTCCGATTATGGGGCCGGGAAGAAGCACCTCCAAACCGCCCTACAGGGCGCAGGGCTGGAGTTTGATTACCACCCTTATGACCCAGCCTTTCCGTCTTACGGGCCTCCCGTAGAGGCTGATATGGTCTGCTGCATTGATGTGCTGGAACACATTGAACCCGACCGGCTCGACGCGGTGTTGGATGACCTTGCCCGTATCATGCCCCGGTTGGGTTTCTTCAGCGTCCACACGGGGGCGGCGGTCAAGGTGTTAAGCGACGGCAGGAACGCCCATCTTATCCAAGAGCCTGCGCGGTGGTGGCTCCCCCGGCTCTGTGAGCGGTTCCACATCCACCACCTCCAGCACCATCAACTTATGGGTCAGGGCTTCTGGGTCGTCGTTAGCCGCGTCTGAAGCCACGCAACCGTTTCGGCAGGGTCACGGGCTAGGTACCACATCCCAAGCGGCTCAAACGCCATCTGGAAGCGTTCTTGACCCCTTCGCATTTTGCCCGTCGGGGTCTTGATTTCGAGGAACGCCGCGAAGCCGGGGGCGGTCACCAGTTTGTCGGGTACGCCTTGACCTGCCTGTCCCAAGTCGTAGACCGTAAATCCTGCCGCCCTGACGGCTGCGGTGATGGCGGCATCGTTGGCATCCCGGCGTGCGGCGTAGCGCAATTAAATTAGCCTCTTTGCCTCGTTAATCCGCGCTTCGGCTATCTTCACATACTCGGGGTCGCGCTCGATGCCAATGAAGTCGAAGCCCTCCAGCATCGCGGCTTTACCCGTTGACCCTGACCCCATGAACGGGTCGAGCACGATGCCGCCCGGTGGGGTGACGAGGCGGCAAAGGTAGCGCATTAGGTCGGTGGGCTTGACGGTGGGGTGGTTGTTCCCCTCGTCCCTGTCCCGCTTGCTCGCCTTCGCGCAGTAGAAAAAGCGGGCGGCGCTGCCTCCGTTGTCGGTGTGGCCTTTCACAATATCCCCGTCTGTTCTCCCGTTTCCCCAATTCATAGGATTTGGATTTGTACCGCCTCTAGGCGCGGCTTTACTCGCCCCCGTTACAGGAAACAGCCCCACCACCTCGTCGCTGCCGTCGTGTATCAGGTTGGCGGGCCAGCGGCCTGCGCTCAACTGCGTTATTTCGCAAGCGCCATGCAACCCTGCGCCATAAATGCCATTGCCTTCACCCATAGGCTTGCTGCCCTTTGCGGTTCCGCCATCCGTCCCCACCCTACACTTATCCACATTCAGCGCACCCGTGCCGTGCGCCAACACATTCTCCGCGACCGTGCCGATAAGCGGCTTGCGGGCGACGGTGATAGGTTCCAGCGCGGGCTTGAGGGCGGTACCCCATCCCTTGTGTTCGCCGTCAAGGTTTAACGACTTCGGAAACCCCGACCCGTACACCCATGCAATCAAGTCGCGTATCTCAAACCCCGCATCCTCAATCCGCACCGCCATCCGATGCTGCGTCCGCGTACCGGCAAAGGCAAGAAGATGCCCGCCCGGTTTCAGCACCCGCAGACACTCGCGCCATATCTCCTCGCTCGGCACATCGTAGTCCCACTTCTTGCCCATGAAGGCGAGGCCATAGGGCGGGTCGGTCACGATGGCGTCAACGGAGTCGGCGGGCAGCGTCCGAAGCACATCCAAGCAGTCGCCGGTATAAATCATTTTTCAATTCTTATTTTTTGCAGCGTAGCGCATCAGAACGACCCGTCAGCCCATTCGTACCAAAGTTTGTAGGCGCGTACAAATTCCTCCACGCCTTCCCCAAGCAGCATTGCTTTGCCCTGCGGCGGCACGAAGAAAAACCGCGCTATCCGTAGCCCCTCGTCCGTATCCCCGCGCACCACCCACACTTGGAAGTTTGGCGTGGCAGCGAGTGCCTGCAAGGTGCGGCGCAGCCCTTCGGACATCCCCTCCCCCTCGCGCTTCCATTCTAGTACAAGGAACTTTCCCTTGCGCTCGATGATGCCGTCGATATTGCACGGGCAGGCTTTAGGGTTGTTCGACAGCAGCCCGAGGAATGCGCCGTAATCAATATGCGGCGCATCCCGGTTTTTCATCAGCCGCTCAAACTCCACGGCGTTTGTCGTGC